CATGAATCTATATGTATTTATCAACCCATTCCAGCGTTAAATCTCATAAACTCAATTGCATTTTTAATTTGATATGTGCGATTTTGTATGACTTTTAATATACTTTCTAAGTAAGTAAGCATTGTATCATAGTATTCTATCTTAAGAGATGAGTTAGATAGTTTCTCATCTGCATCCAAATACTTTGTCATTGTGTCTTTATCTCTTATCTTTTTAGGAAAAGGATTTTGAATATAAACATCCGGATCAGCCTTGCCACTAAAGTATTCATATCTCTCGTGTCTTATATTTTTTCTTTGTTGTTCTGCTTTCTTTCTTAATAGAAATATAGTATTATATATTTGAAAGTATTTTGCATGTAGAGATGGTATATTCAAAGATTCATCATGTAGATTGTCTCTATCTATTTTTGCGTCTTTTTCCCACATCTCTTGAATCGATTCAAGATCAAAGGTCATTTCCTGCTAAATCAGTAATTGTGTACATAGTATACTTGAAACTCACGTCTGCTGTAAAGTAATCAATATCAGTGTCAGTGGCATCAAATGTTAAAGTTGTTAGACTATAAGGCCATAAATCAGTAAATTTTACATTGAATTTTGCAATTAGATTGCTACTTAGTATTTGTAAAGTACCATCAGAATATATGTCTTGCCCCGATTGTCCATAATTTCTTTTTGGTGTTTGTCCACTCTTTTCCCAATCACGAAACTCTTGAACACTCTCTGGGAATCCTAGTCCTCGAATCCATTTCTGAATTTCCATATAGTTTGTAAGATCTTCATCAACTAAAAATCTTAAACTTAGATCACCAAAATCAACTTTATCTCCGGGGACTGGAATGTCTCGAAGGTAATTTGGTTGATTTGCAACACCCAAATTTAGATCTGGAATGTTAGCACTATTGCAGAAAAATGCAGCACCGGGACTTCGTTTAAGATTAAACTTAAACCCAACTGGTGCAAGAAAATTTCTATTATCTATCTGTGATGGGCGAGTTGCCATTAGTTCTGAGCAGGTCTCCTTTTATATTTATTAGTGTGGTAGATTCCTATAGCCGCTAATCCTGAATCTACCAAAGGGGATCACCGCAGCCAGTATTTCTCTGACTCTTATATTATAGCATAAAAAAAGAGACCCGTCAGGGTCTCTTGAAGATATATAAGCATCTTGCTTACATGAGGTTTTTAACAGCAACACGTCTGTAGTAACGGTTAGCGTTAACGCTAAGTATACCACTATTTGCTTGTGTTCCTTCTGCGAATGGGTTAGCGACCATACCATAACGAGTCTTAAACCCGATTTTTGGTTGGAAACTATTTTCTCCCACTGCACGAACCATCTGTAATGGAACGTAAGGACAGTAGAACAGTCCAGCATCATATGGTGATGTACCTTTGTAACCAACAACATAGTATTGATTACCACCTGTAGGTGCAGCGTTAGCAGCAGTTAGGTTAGCAGAATATGGGTCGATGTATACTCTGAACTTACCTTGTAATGTACCAGCAAATGTATTACCAGTGTCATCAACGTTAAGGTTAGCATTAAGAGCAGGAGTGTAATCCAATACACCAGCCATTGTTAGTGCAGAAGCAACGTCTGCGGAACATAGGATAATGTTACCCTTTCCACGACGAGTTCTTTGTGCGATTGCGTTTGCATCTCTTTCGATCTGGAACAATAGTCCTTTGAATTTCTCAACTGACCATCTTCCGTTTGAGTCGATGTCTAAGTCAAACACACCAGCGGTTGCAACGTTTTGTGCAGCACCTTGCTCTGCAGTCTTATAGATTGTTCTGATAACTTCTCTGTTTATCTCAGCGAGGATCTCAGTTGATAAGATGTTTGCAAGTTCTGCTTCTGCGTTTAGACCGTGGATTGCCTTAAGGTCTTGAGCAAGTTCTAAACTGTACTCTGCCTTTAGTGCTCTGGACTTAGCAGTCACTGTGACTTTCTCGATTGAGAATGCCATCTGGTTGAAGGCATCATTGCCTGTACCATCTAGTGATTCTGCCTCGTCTGTTCTCATTCCTTGACCAACTCTGTATCCTAGTGAGGATGCGGATGATACTGGGTTTAGAACAGCTGGGTTTGTTGCAGATACTGCAGTTGTACCCATACCAGCAAGTGGATCGACCATTCCGGTCTCGACATTAGATGCCTTGTCACGACCAGAGAATGCAGAGTCTACTTCGTTGTAGAATGTCTCTGTTCCAGTCATGCTACTGTAACGAGATCTCATCGCAAAGATGAGTCCAGTTGGGCCACTCATTGGTTGTACACCAGCAAGGTCATATGCCACCAAGTTAGGCATAGATCTTCTGATCAATGAGATAAGAACTGGGTCGAAACCGGCAACTGGTGTAGATGCACTAGCACTAAAACCGGGTGTTGAACCAGTGTTTGTATTAACTGTTGGTTGCTCCATTAACATCCCGTTGGATGAGAATGAAGATTCCTCTCTAAGGAATTTTTCTTGGTTTTCTAGCAGGACGGCAGTAACTGCTTTACGATGGGGATCTTTGATTTCATCAAGGCCCTCATAGTTAAGAAGTGGCTTCCACTTTTCCTGCAATGATTCGGATTGAAACATTTTGGGATTTACCTATAAAAAGTTTTTGTTTGATTTAATATTAAAATCAGTTATTTGTTAAATGACTGAAGTGTCTTCAGGTATGCAGCCATTGAACCAGTTGATGATTCAGGTGAAGCTTCTAACCCTTCAGATAGAGTTTCAGTTTTAACTGCTGGAGATGATGTTTGAGCAAAATAAGATTGCTTTAATGTCTCCAATTTTTCACGATAATTGTTTTCACTTTCAAACTCTACACTTTCGGCAAGTGAAGCAAGCTTCTCTTTCTGTGTTGACGCTAGGCCTTCTGAAACATCATCAAGAATTCCATCAGCAACCGACTCTGCGAGACGTTTGTTTAATCCGATATTCTTCTCAATTTGCTCATTGAGTTTAGTTTCCATGTCATCAAGTTTTTCTACCATACTCTCAAGGACATCGTATTTGTCTTCAGGGATTTGTACATAATGTTCTTCAAAAAGACTCTTCATTCCACCGAGGAATGATTGTGTGAGTTCTTCCTTAAGTCCGTTTTCCACTGCTAACTGATTCTCAACGAACCATTCGTCAGCAACGTACTCTAAGTATGAGTCCACTCTCTCAGAGAGAGCTTCTTTTGCTTCGATAATTTCTTCTCCGAGTTTTTCAGCATACTGCTGTTCGAGAAGTTTTCTTACTTCAGCAACCTTTGTCTTGAGTGCGGTCTCAAAAATTGTTTTTGCTTTTGCTTTAAACTCTTCAGAGAGTTCTTCTCCTCCAAGTAAAGCCTTGACATCATCGTCGATATCATATGTTTCGACTTCTTCTTCTGTTATTGCATCTTCTTCGACTTCCGCAACAACCTCATCAGTAGATACTTCGTCTTCAGCAACGACTTCTTGACCGTCAGTTACTTCCACTTCCTCTTCCTCCTTGTATCCTTTTGATTTCATTGGTTCTGCTGGTTTAGCACCTTTGTTAACCACATCCTTAACTTGCTTTAAAGAACCACCGGGTTCCTTTAACTTTGCAGAGTCATCATCCGACTTATAATTCTCTGGAGTAGGGCCTCCTAGATCCTCATATGTTGGTGGTGTTCCACCTGTGCTTAATTTCGGCATTGGATCGCCTGGCTTAGCATTAGCATTGACAGCGGATTTAGATTGCGGTGTCTTTACTTCCATTTCTTGTAATTTTTTGCCACGAGACATTTTGAGTACTCCGATGAGCTGTGATTGAAAACTATATTTATTTAGAAAAGTTATAAATTAGACAGAAAATCGTTAAATAGATTTAATTTCTGTTCATCCAGTCTTTTCTGGTCTGTTAATGTATTGATTGTCTGATATGTTTTAGCAGCAGCCCTCTCACGAAGTATGCCTCCATCCCATACCCAATCTTTTCCTTCCATGATTCCTTCAACAAAAGCATCAGGTGCGGAAGGGTCAGCAACGATATCAGCAGCAGTTGCTAACATGAAGTCGTCACCTACGACATTGACTCCCTCTCTTGTCATTTTGAGAGAACCAATACCACGAGAAGATACGCCGAGTTTAACTCCTTCTTCTACAAGAGAAGATGCGATCTTACCCATAGGGGTTGATAAAAGTTTTGCTTTTCCTATGAAATTGGATCCACTCTCTTTGAGAGATACAATTTTATGTGATACGCGATCAAGGTTTACAGTTGGGCCTTCTGGATGACCTAACTCTCCAAGTGCTCTACCTGACTGGATATGATTTTCACTATAACGAGAAACCTCTTTACGAAGAGTCTCCATCGGATACATTCTACCGTTTCGGTTTTTAATGTTTCCTTGTAAGAATACACCTTCGATATACATAGACTTCTTGCCGTTTCTATTTTCGACGAGAAACTCTACAGATTCGATTTCTTCTCTAATCAGTTTCATTTTTGTTATCCAGTTTTTTGAACTTGTTGGAAGTATAAACAAGCGGTTGAACTTGCTGTTTCACCATCTGCTATTTTTGCTGATATTTTTTTAGATGTCATAAGTGATCCACCAGAATTAGAAGTATATGCTGTGATAATACCTGCAGTATTAGCATCAACTGTTACTCGACTTCTTGTATAACCACCACCATCTATACTTGGTATAGTGTTTTTAACATCAGTAACCTTCACATGATTAATTAATGTAGTATAGTTAGCATCATTAGCAGTATCTAGAGTAACATAATCACCAATTATAAATGGCATTTGTGTTCCTTCTGGAGCTTCAAGAATTGTTGTTGTTCCAGTTGTTATACCGACAACTACTTGAGAACCTTTGGTAAGAGCAATTTGTTCTTCTTCACCACCAAGGATAAAAAAGTCAGTATTTGTTGCTAATGGCCCAGTGGTTATTGCAACATGAGCACTTGCACCCTTTGCAACAATTCGCATCACAGTTGATTGCACGTTAAATGCATTTGAGAGTTTTGCGGTTGCATTCAGAGGTACAGATGATCCTATTCCGACGGTTCTTACAGTCATTGATATACTCTAGTCATTTTACTATTTATTTATAGGTTACTCCTCGTCACCTATTTCTGTTTCTGCTTCGGCTTCTACTTCTGTTTCAGTCTCTGCTTCAACTTCATTTTCCACCTCATCATCTGCAAAAATTGTAGATGCTACATCAGGTCGAAAGGCATCAACTCGCTCTGCAGACTTTGCAAATAAAGCATTCTTAATCGTATCACTTACTTGTGATGGCGAATCGTCTGCGATAATCATGTCCATTAAGTCTTCCATATTTTAATAAAATTATACTTTAACCGATTTTATTTATATCTCTCCACCACTAGGGATAGTAGGTGCTTCGGTTGCACCCCCTTCAGATTCTAGATCTGGTTCTTGAATTGGTGCTCCAAGATCATTAATTGGTTGACCAGTTTGTGGATCAACTGGTTCATCTGGGTCTGGTATAATACCAGCCGCAATTTCCTTTTCAATGATTTTATCTTGTTCAATAATCTCCTCATCTGTCTGACGAAGTATCTTACGTCTTACATAATCTTGTGAGAAGTACTTTCCAATATATGGTTCTGCATTTGCTACATTACCCAATCTCTCATTTAATAACTCAGATTCTTTGAGTTCAGAGAAGTGATTATCATATAAAAAGTCATATTGGATGTGCTCACTCATAGTTTCCCAGTCTTCTGGGGTGATTATATTCTTCAATATAAGCTGAGTCTTGAGCATATCATTGAACATATTCGAGAATCTCTTTCTCAAACGTCCAACAAATTTAGTAAATTTTAATTCATCTCTTAATATCTCTGAGGATCGTCCCAAGTTGAATCCTCCCTCTCCGTCCATTCTGGAAGGCGGTACGTTGAGCGACCTATATAATTTCTTTTTGAAGT